ATTCTTGGAGGGTCTACCAGCAATTGTATCAGTCAGCTTGATAGAGATAGGCAGAGTCGAATCTTTCTGCGAGAAGAACATATTGACAGAAGTAGCAAACACGCCACCTTCAAAGCTTTCAACACGGAAAGTTTGTGCCAGAGGGTCAACTACAGAAATCTCAGGATTAAGAATGTTTTCTGTATACTGCGTTCCATCAGTTCTATCATCTTGATCGAGATTTTCGACAGCAATGATATCATTCGGGGGAGGTTCTTTAACAGCTGTTGCGAAGAAGGAAACGTTTGCAAACGTCTCTGGATGCATCCCGTTAGTAGAACTACTGGTAAACTTAATTTTCTTAATGCCCAGAGGGAACTTAAGACCAACAGCAGCGTCAAAAGTCAAGTCATTAATGTTTTCCTGATAATTGCTATCAGCAGCTGGTTTTCTTCCCGAAGGAATGAGGATAACACCAGACGCATTACCAGCATCATCGGTAACAATATTTTCTGCCCACAGTCCGAGAGAAGAACCAGGAGTACCAGAATAATTACGATCGGGAACAACGTATCCAGAAATGTCAACGTTATCCAAGAAAGGATACAGTCTGGTATTTGGTTTCATCTTACGAAGATGGAACTCTACATACTGCTCCTTGACATAGAGTGTAAGAGAGGTAGAAAGAGTCTTTTCCCCAATGGTAGTGCTGCTCTGCTGCAACGGAAGTTCTGTATTCTGAGCTGCGAGGTTAGAAGAACTAGTAATCTTAGACTGAACAACTTCAGCTTCAGCAGTGTCAGGAGCATCAGAACTCAGGGAGTTGACATTACTAAACTCAGAGTCATTACCAAGAATAGTAATCTTGCTGACATCGTGAATTTGCGACAGAGCAATATCACCATCTTCATAAACTTCCAGAGGATCAAGAGTCTGGTTGTCGTTATTATTCAAAGAAGGAAGCTGATACTCATCAAACCAAGGATCAACATTAGGTGTCAGTTCTGCAGACCCCTTAAATGCAAAGATCAAGAAAGGATTGACCGAGATAGTTTCAGTAGCAAAAACGTTTTGTGCCAGAACTGTTTGAGTGAACGGCAGAGTAACCATACCATTGTTGACAACATAATTTGCCAACAATCTAGAAGTGGGTGTCGGATCTAATTCCGAAAGAGTAATGCTAGTCTCTTTAGACTCAGGACGCAGAGCACCACGGGTCAGATCAAGTGCAGCTTTAAAATCTACACTATTAATATTGGAGAGACTGTAGTTCTCAAAGTTATCAACAGCAAAACCAGACTTAAATCTATCAAGTCCAGTACTAGCATCCTTAATCTGTGTATTCAGCGCAGACTGCTCAAGAACAGACAGCATTGTATATCTTTCAACACGCTCAATTCTCTTTTCGAGTTTGGAGATATCGCGCATTGTAAAGCGCTTGTTTTCAACAGGGAAGATTTTGACCTTCCTTAAACTATCAGTGAAAGCTGGGATATAGATCTTAAAGACCTTAATTGCTTCGTCAATAGTTTGTGCAGACTGAGGATCATTAGAACCTGCACCCTTCTTGACGATAAACTTACCATCTTTCTTGAGATAAATGGTATCAATTCTGTCCACATAATACTCGTAATAGCAAGCAAATGTGTAAGGAATAGAAGAAGTGCTAACTGTGTCAGCAGGCAAAGCAGCTGTAACACCACCAGTAGTAAACACCTCAGCAATGTTGGACTGAGGATCCATCACACTAGCGTTAAGGTAACCAGGCACAAATGCCGATGTACCAACCAGAGGACGGAAATCAATCACGTCTGCTAGAGACTTCTTACCATAAACATTAGAAGTGAAAACAGGAATCTCTTCATATCTAACACCGTTTTCGTGCAGATAAGAATCAACTGCGAAGAAATCACCTTCAGAGTGTTTGAAGTAATCAAAACCAATAACTAAAGTGCCAGTAGGAGTTCTGAAACCAGGCTTTCTAACCAAAGAAGACGTATCGTATAAAGAGTCTCTCTGACCATTATCGAACAAGAAATGATCAGTAATATCAGTACCAGAATCTCCAACAATTTCGCCAGCTTCGTTAACTGTAGGTGCAATACCAGCTTGTCCTTCATAGACATATCTCAGTCTATAAACATCAGAGAATGACTTAACTTGTCCAGTTGGATTATCGTAGTTGTCGCCTCTGAGAGGAATAATTTCGTTATCAATATCAGAAGCAATAGAAATTCTGTAGTTTTTGACAGCAGTCTTAAGCTTGGGTTTCGCTTTCTGAGTCTCAATAGTGCAAGAAATCTTCAGCTTCATATCTGCCAGATTCAATGCACCAGACTGATAGAAATAATCGGACGGCAGTTTAATATCAAGAGAACCAGCAATGTTTCCTCCTGTGCCACTATTGATAGTGACCATTGAAGAATCAACATACAGAACGTCGCCATCCTGCACAATATCTCCAGTAGAACCACCATATCTGGTAGTAGTTGCACCAGCATTATAGACTTCAATTACATAATCACCTTGATTGAAAGGAGCAAATTGCTGCTGACCAAAATCAAGCTGAGCAGCAATGTTGATTTCATTCGTCGTACCGTCAATCGTAACGGACTCAATAAACTGCTTTCTTGAATAGTAAGTGATACCTGTATCGGTATCGTTAGTAAGAATAGATGCAACCTTACTATTAGGCAGAGGAAGAACAAGACTGGACCTACCAGAGTTGCTAACCTTTGCCGAAACTTTGGCAACGGTGATAGCGTCAAAGTCAACTAAGAGACGTTGCTTCAAATAGATTCTACCAACTTTATCTGTAGAAGCATTGCAAGCACTTGCAACCTCATAACGATAAGTAACGCCATCGATAGTAATTTGAATCAGATCATCTTCTTTCAACTCATCTGCAGGACGTGCAGTATAGTTTGTAGATTCGATGAAGTCGCAATCGGCTTTACCAGAATACTGTAAGTTGTTGCTGATAGTTTCAAAATTAGTATAATCGACATCAGCGTACTGAATATCAGCTGTGAACACTTTAGAAGAACTACCGTGTGTCATACCGATAGAACGCAGGTCTTCAGTACCAAACGTTTGAATTACGTTTTTGTAAAGATAAGCTCTAACATATGCATCCTCATCACCTGCACTATGAACACCGCCAGTGTCAACCACTTCGATGCTCGGAGGAATAGTAAAAGTATCTGTGATTTCTCTTCTACCGAGATCTGTAAATGAAACAGAATGGACATAATCTTGCTGTCCATTAATGCCATCAACAGCAGTTTCTCTTCTGACAGTTACATAATTGCCTTTATATTGTCTCTGCCCAATTTTAAGCTCCATCTGCTCGGCATAGTTTTCGCCGCCATATGGAACAGTAAAGTGACTAATGCGACCTTCGACAGCAATGACAGCGGATTTAGAACTGTCATCCATATCAAAAATTTCTTCACCTTCTACAAACTCACCAACAATACTTGACAGTACAAGTGTATTAGCGTGAGATAGGGCAGCATTTTCTGGGTCATTTTGACCCACAGACAGACCACCTTCAACAACTGCAGTGGCACCAGAGATAGAACCTTGAATATTGGAACCAGTCTCAAAAGCGTGATTGCCAGTTAGAACTATTCTGCTAAACAGAATAGGATTGGTATAACTGAAAGTAAATGTAGTGTCTTGCTGACTGTCAGAAGCAAAAACATTTTTCGTCTTATCAAATCCAGTAGGAGTTCTGATAAACTTAAAGTCTCTTGCAATACCACGACCAATAATCGGATGAACAGGAGCTGTATAGTCCAGAATCATACCGTAATAGGTACTGCCGCTATTATTGCCATAGAGCGAGATACCATTTCCAGCGCCACCGCCAGCTCCGCCAAGTTTGACTGGACCGTGTGCTTGATAAGACTGGTGAATGCTAAACAGAGCTTTGATTGAACCTCTGAGGACCAGTTCGTGAACAACGTCAACCGAACCATCATTCATACCGCCAGCAGCAGTATCTCCAACCCAAGGGACTTCCCTATTCAGATCTGTCTTATAGTTAATGTTAAATCTTGCACCAACCACTTTGATCTCATCATAAGACGTGCCATTGTAGTGGTAAACCGTAGCTGCCTGACTAGTCTTGAGAGGAGTATAGACAATATCAGTAGTATTAGTAACGAGATCGATAGGATCGCCATTAACAGGGTCAACACCAGGATAAACCCATACAGTCATCGTGGCGATATCATTATTATAAGCTGTACCTCTAAAATCTGATGCTGTAAAAACACCAGTATCAACACTATTATCCTTACCGTTTGTGCCTAGGTAAGAGTCGATAAACTTGCGATAGAAGTCAACCTTCTTAAATGGAGTTGCTTCGCCATCGCTAGTAGCACTAATAGGAACAGTGCCGTGCACACCACGAACACCAACTGTTGGTAAAGCTGTAGAATATAGTCTTGTATTTTCTCTGTCTTGTGTTTCTTTTGCTTTATCTAATTCGATATACTTGGTATCGGTACTCTCAACTTCATAACCACGAATATAAGCTTTACCAGGACCAATGCTCATAATAAACTTATCCTGAGCTTGCAACTC